CGCACAGACACAAGAATCAGTACCATTGTATGTCCAGAGGCGTGGGAAGTTACCACCTTCAAAGTACTTCTTGCCTTCATCTTTATAATACTCGTGGGTTGTCCATATAGATGTGATAAAATCCAGACCTATAGGAAACTCAGGCATCAAAGTACGTTGCGCAATCATGGTGTCGTCAACTGAGTGAGTAACAATCCTGTTGTTGCGCAATAGGAAATGAGAATCAAAGATAATATTCTGACCTCGTTTTCTTATCTTATGATTCTGCAGGATTTTGGCAATCAGCTTCCAGATAGCAACTTCTTGCTCTATCGTGAAGTAATCCCCGTGTTCGCACACAAAGGGGATAGAGATTGCCTGGACAGGGTTATGAGCGAATGAGATACAAGAGACCTGCTCAAACCGGATTTCGATGTCATAGTCTATCTCATACCCTCGGAGTCCCAACTCATGGCATTCCTCTAGGTAGGAAATACAATCATCAAATGAGGGTCTAGTGATTATCTCATATTCTGACTTCTGAAACTTGTTATCAATAATATCTTTGGCACGCTTCAGGTCGAACTGAATCAAGATGCGATTAAGAAACTGATTCTTTGGAGGGATGACAGTAGCTGGGTGGATGATAGGTAGCACACCTCTACCAGGTAATAGAGTGGACTCAAGATAAGAGCCACGCCACTTAGTGATTCCTACATGACCTGTAAGGGCATACAAAGCTACATTCCCAGCTGTGACAATAAGTCCAGTTGTTTGCCTCAACTCATGTTCGAGTATTTCTACATACTTATACCAAGATTGGGAAACAGTTACTTTCCCTTTGTCATACCGGTAGTGAAAATCCAGTGGGTTATCCAAATCCTTGATAACATTAGTTAGATAAGTCTCCTGGCGAAGGAGGCCGACTACGTTCATACAATCAGTTAGTTCCCTACCTGCAGGACCTATGAATGGTTGCCGGAGTTTGACCTCCATCTTTCCAGGTTGCTCACCTATAATGATCAAGGGGGAACGTGGGTCTCCAGTTGGAGGCACGAACGTTTTTCCCGTAATCATGTTGGCTCCTTAAGATACCTTACCACGTAACCAGCTTCCTGGAAATCGTGGAGTGCTTTAGTGCAGTAGCGGCCGGACTCAGCGAGGATTATTACCTCTATTATTCCGGAAGCGAATATCTGCTTAGCACATAGTTCACAAGGTTGATCGGTGATGTAGATTGAAGCACCTGCTACTGGGATACCATACTTTGCACACTGCAGTAAAGCATTCTGCTCAGCGTGAAGTGACTTGCACTTCTCATACTGCTGTCCCGAAGGAATGTTGTGCACTATGCGATAACACAGACCTTGTTCATCACAGTGGGGGAGTCCAGGAGGGGCACCATTGTAGCCGGTGGCTACTATACGATGATCCCTTACGATCAAAGCACCGTGTTGTGCACGTATGCACGTGGCTCTTGTTGCGATACTCAAGGTTAGTTGCGCAAAGTAGGTATCCCAATCAGGTCTAGTCATAACTATTCTTCCTCTTCATAGCCGCAGTAGTAACAAATATAAGACTCACATACAGTCTTGCCACACTTAGGGCATTTCCAACAGTTCATTGTCCGTTTGTCTCCTTGATGTGAAGGATGTATTTATCCCTGTATGCCTTAGACAGATCAAAACCAATAGGGATCATGTTAGATCTCATGGCGGCCAACAGTGTAGCTCCACTCCCAGCGAAGGGAACAAGAACTTTGGAGTTCGGCGGAGCAAAGGTCTCAAGCACTGATTGGATCATAGGCTCAGGACGCTGAGTGGGATGCCTCTTCTTGTCAGGGCTAACAGGATCGAATTGAAACACGTTGCGAGTACCTGGCTTGGCAATGGTAGGACTTCCTTTGGCCGCATAGAAGAACATCTCATAAGCGGAGGCCAGTCTAGTGGTGGGACTATTAGTTTGACCACTGGGCTTGATCCAAATACCAGGGATACGAGGAACCCGGAAGCCAGCACCCTCGAGGAGTGAAGCTATGAGTTCAAACCAAGGATCAGGACCAAACCAGAAGACCATGTAACTATTGGGCTTCATTACTCGATAGCATTCCTTGATTACCTTAGCCAGGAATTTGGGATACTCTTTAGCATCCACCTCGTTGTAATCCATCAAGCCATCAGCTCCAAGACCTTTCTTAGCCTTGGCTGTTTGCAAGTCGATCCCATACGGAGGATCAAGTTCCACGAAGTCGAAGTACTCTTTAGGTAGCTCAGCTACACCGTCGAAAAAGTCTCGGACAATGTAAGAGTCAAACATCCTTTGAATACGTTGATCTGCATTGCCCATAGTCTTCTGAGCCTGAATAGCCAGGTGGTCATTAACTATGGTCTTCTCCATACGGGATTTGAGCTTCTGTGCATCGCTCGCACTTTTGCACTTCTCCCAGGGGGCATCAGGAAACTGTTCGATTGCATCAGCTAGGGAAATATCCTGGGAGACTTTAGCTTTGGAGACTCCAAGTAAAGCCGCTGTATCAGACATGGAATGTCCAGGAGCATCAGCTGACCTGGCTACTTTCTCTCCGTGGATCTGTACTTGAAGCCTATGAATCTCTCGCTCAAGAAAGGCTTTCTCTTTCCAGTCGAGGTCTTCTCTTTGGATATTCTCTTCCAGTTCAATCGACCTGTATTCGAGATCAGTGAGGACGTGGTCATAGATTCGAGAGAGGACTGTGTCTGCTCCGAGAGATTGATGGGCTCTAAAACGACGCCCACCTGCAACAAGAAGGTAAGGAATTCCTCTCTCTGGATGTGGGTGCCGCGAAAGTGCAATAGGATGTATGAGTCCTTTGGATTTGATAGATTCTGAGATGGCTTCGAGGTCACGGTAATCCTTTCTGGCTCTCTCTCCAAGGTCAATTTCAGTTAGAGGCACTGCCTTTTGGATAGGCAAAGATGTCATGTGTCAACTCCTAGGTCCTTTAGTAGCGCCTTTCTCTGCGCTGGGGTTAAAGTTTTCAAGAGAGTCATTGGGTCTACGTTTTTACCACTCCCTTTGATTATAGCCTCAGAGGAACGAGTACCTTTTGCTGATTTCTTATATGTCCTAGCAGCGGCAGGCCTAGTACGACGAACTTGTCTGAGGTTCTTTATAAGCTCAAACACCTCTTGTTCGGGCATGTCTAAAATGGAAACTGTTAATTGATCAACTGTCGCCATGGACTAATCCTTTCTGCAGGAAATCGTTCAACCGGATTTCTCTGGAAAGTAAAAGAGCAGTAACTGATGCTCTATCCTTTCTAAGCATTACAATCAGATCATCGATAATAGGTTCGAATACCCTAGATCTGATTCCCCAATCTAATAGACTCCTCAACTCATCAAGCTGGTCCTGGCGAACCTCAATAGCTATTCTGGGTTTATAGTTGTTGGTCATAGACTGACTCCAAAAAAGAGGAGGGCTCATAGGGACACCCTCCCCTGTGTTTAAAAATTAAACATAGCGAATGAGATTAAGCGCCGGTGATGAACTTCTTGATAAAGTTCTGGGGGCCGTACTCTTCATCGTCTTTCAGGCCCAGGATTGCCCAGCCTTCCAGACCTGCGAGTTCCTCGAAGTCAACCTGACGGCTGAAGTCGATACCGAAAGCCTGGCCGAACAGCTTGAGGCGAGCCAGGGTTTTGTTCATCTGCTTGGCATCCATATCAGCGTGCGGCAGAGCCATGTAGTGGGTGAGATCCTTGGAAGTAGGCTCCTCGGGAATCTCAAAGCGAGGCATGATGTAGGGGTTACCCGAGCTGTTTTCTTTCACACCTTCACACTCGATCAGGCGGAGTTTGTACTCGCCTTCTTCCACTGCTTGGGGTTCAACTACGTCGTCCATGTTGTGTTGGGTAAGATCAAGAATTCCACTCATTTTTAATTCTCCTTGTAGTCTGTTTAGTTGTTTGGGTTAACAGATGACTTCCACGATAGCCGACGGATTAACACCTCCTTACTTAAGTAAAGGTTTATCCAGATAGGGACGCTTCGCTTTCTTGAGAAGCTCTTTGATATTGGGCTCCTCGAAGACCTTGAAGTCGCCGAGCTTAGCCAATTTTGAGGAGCCTGGATACGCTCCATTCTTGGCTGTAAGAACTTTGTAATCCACGTTTGTCATGCCTTTCTGTTCAGCGATACAAGTCCAGATTTCATCAAACTGGAGAGGAATAATAACTTCCGCTTTACCAGTTGTCATGAACTTGTACTTGATACGCCCACTGACTTCATCTTTATCTGATTCTAAATGACCTGTCATGATGAAGTCGCAGGGAAGATCAAGCATGACTTTAATCATGTTTTGAATCTCAATCTTCTGAGGACCATAGTCCTTAGTAAACCTGGGCGCTTGGCCTATCATACCATCCTTGTTTAGTACCCAGTTCATGATAGCCAAAGACCATGTAGTACAACTGTCAAGGATATAAGTCCCCATGTGCTCGAAGTAACCCATATTAACACGACGAATGAATTCCTTCTTCCACTCTGGATAAGCTTGCTCCATTCCAGGAGCGCCACTAGACTTCTTCAACGCAGGTTTGGTAGGATCCTCAGATTCCCACCTTGAATCAATGATAGCTTTGCCCTCCTTGACCATGGGCATAAGAGCTTTAGTCCCACCAGGATCGAAGGAATCTATGTGTATTGGTGCTCTCGCAGTGGAACAAAGGGTGGTCTTACCACTGCCGGACTCGCCTAGTAGTAGAAGGTTAAAAGAGTTTTGCTTCGGATCTTCAACATACATCTGTTGGAGTTTCTGAGCCTCGGCTTTAATATCGAGGAATTTCTTATCCTCAGGTGGTGCTTCTTTTACAGGTTCCATAGTTACCTCCTGACTGAGGAGAATTTCTTCTCAACAGCCACACCTTGAAGTTCTGCCAGGCGATCATTATAAATCTGGAGAATATTCAGCTCTATATTAATCCCTGACCAATTCATATCTACCTCATCCGCTATTTTGACCAAATGAGTTCGACAGGATTCTATATACTTCCTCCTTTGAATCCAGCGAAGTTGAGCACGTTGAAGTGGACTACTCTTCCTGGGCATTGACCTCTCCTTTCTTAGACACAGATGCGTGACCCTCCACGATGTCGATCTTAGTCTTTGGCTCCTCAGCAGAGGGATCCCAATGACGGATGACGTGACCCAGTGGTGGTTCATCACAGCGGGCAAGAGGATTCTGCCAAGCATTACAGAAGTCCTGCCACGGACAGCCATTATACTTGGTACAGTTGGTAGAGTTCATAGGAAAAGCTGTGAGTAACGGATCGTCAGGAGAACAATCCTGGAGCCAGTTGAAGTTGGCCTGAATCTGATCAAGCCAGAACTGAACAGTCCACAGCCAGGTATTCATCTGGGCAC